TCCTCCTGCTGTATTATTCCATGTTCCTGTGCCACCAAAAACAATTGCAGTTGTTCCTGAGTATATACCAGCTGTTGTTTGTGTTAAGCTACCATTTATGTTTAATGTGTTACTTGTAAGAGTAGTAGTTCCACTTCCTGAAAATGTTACAGTTCCAGTTGAAGTCCAATTACCAACAAATGTATATGTTTGACTTGCTCCTAAAAATGTCAATAATCTTGACCAAGTAACACCTCCTGATGTTAATGTTGCAGTACCATTTAGAGTAATACCACTTGCTCCCGCTTGTGTATATAATCCAGCACCGAGATTAAGAACACCACTTGTGTTTATTACATTATTGAAAGTAATTGTGCCTACATAATTAGTAAAGTTTACTCCTATTAAGACTGCTGATGCAACATTCACAGTAAGATTTCCTGATGTAGCAGTAAAGGCAATACTATCTCCCGCAATAGGCACAACGCCACCTGTCCAAGTAGCAGTAGCGTTCCAGTTACCTCCTGCATTAGATACGGTTCTTATTGCCATTATTCAAGTCCTAATTTTCTTATTTCACTTACTTCTCTGTTACTAATTCCAATGGCAATATCTTCATCCGATTCAGGATTGAAATGAGGAATTTCTACAATGACAATATCATCGTTAATGTAAAACTCAACAGTAGTAGTTACTATTTTATTTATTATCGTAATACCCTCGTCAGGTATTTCATTTCCTGACTCATCATACTTTGGAAAGTATTGGTCAGTAAACTCCTCTTTTGTATCAATTATCTTATACATTATGGTGCAGTTGTTACGATTACTATTGTAGCTTTTGTTATTGTAGTAGCTGAATCCACATTAAATACAATGACATCATTGGCAGCTAAAGCAGTTGTCCACGTTGACAATGATAAATCTGAATTATATTGTGATGATGAAAGTGTTGGTTTTTCTGTGCCTGTAATAGTATTAGCTACCGTTGGAATAGATCCGTTTGCCTTCCAAACATCAACCACTATTGAGCCTGATGGTGCACCAACCACATACCATCCCGTTATAGTTCTCGAATTGGGAATTACTATATAACCCTTCACGCCTGTTGTAATAGCAGAGCCTCCTCCGTCAATAGTTATTCCAATTGTTCCGGTTACACTACTGATTGGTGTATATCCTAATATTGTAGGTATAGATGCTGTTTTCCATTGTGCAGGAGAAACTGCATTATCATACCATAATGTATCTTTTAAAGTAGGGGATTGTGCTTGTACATTATGTAACTCATCTAACTCATAACCATTCTGTACTCTTACATACCATCTACCTGCTGAACCGTTACTTGCGTTTGTTACTGTCCCTAAATAAACTAAATGATTAGGAGCATACTGTTTAATATTTGTAATACTTCCAGCTGTGCTTCCTAAATAAATAGGATCGCCATCAGACCAAGTAGACGTTGGAAGAATACTTAATCCTTCTAATAATCCTTGAATAATTATAATACCTCTTTGATTAACAGCTATTGAAGAAGTTAAAACGACTCCAACTGTTTGAGCAGATGTAGAATCAGAAGTATTAAACGCTCTTTTTACAGTCAATCTGTCTCCTTGACCTCCAAAAGCATACACAGGTTGACCTTTAGTTATAGCTACTGAATCTGCATTTGTTACATAAGCAAATAAACTATTAGAAGTTGTACCAATACATTGAAATATATTTGATGTAGAATTGTAAACACAAAGCATTTCTGCCCCATCCCATATATCTCCTCCAATCAAAGCACCATCATTATTTCTATAAAGATTTATAGCTCCTAGTGAATTAATATTAAGAGTAGGTCCTGTTGTGTTCCCATTGGTAAATCTAACTAAATAAGCATCACCATCTGCGTAAGAAGTAACCCCAGTAATTGTTGTAGTGTATGTATCAGTTCCAGAAGCTGTACCATGTAATATACCACCACCACTACTACTAACAGAAACTAAAGGATTGCCTGGAGTTCCATTTCCTGTGATTGTTACACCGTCAACAGAAATTGCAACTACTGGATTTAATGGATCGGTATTGTTTGTATTTAAACCTGTAACTGATTCAACAGTTCCAACTTCTAAATTACCAGAACCTAAAATAGAATCTCCATTTATAGTTTTGATATTTGTACCAGAAATAAGTTTATCTTGTTTATTTGCTAATTGATTTGGTCCAAGACTTTTTAAAAGTAATCTTCTTTCTCTCGTTCCCACATACAAATCACCAGTTAATTCATTTATATACTGATCGTCAGGAATAGCTAATTTGTGATAATTTATCCTATCTAATGATTCTTTTGTGTGATAAGTAATTTTCATTCATTACAAAGTTATTGCTGAATTAAAAAAACAAAAATTACTTGTATTTAAAATAATATTAATTAAATATATTAACATAATTTTATTTAATTAATTGTAAACTCGAATTTCTATTGATGTACTAGTGAGTAATCCATTAGTTTTTATTCCTAAATTGTCAGTAGTTCCTACATTAACTTGATTTTCATCGTCTCTTTGAAATCCTATTATTGATGTTGGAAGTATATATGCAAAAAGATAAGTTTTATCTTCTATAAAAGCATTAGTTAATGTTGCAAAATATACACCAACACTATGATAAGTCCAAACAATATCCCCAATAGTATTTTCTAAAACAATAGCTGTTGGCGCATCTGTTCCTGACTGAGTCAATAAAGCAGTATATATTTTATATGGTCTAATAGTTTCTTGAACAACATCTGTTGCTAAAAAATCTGCAACTGAAACACAAAATCTTTGTTCAGGATTATTAGGATTTGCAATTTGAATAAATTGTGACCCATCAACATCTTTAAGTGTAAGTATTCTTCTCATGAACAAATTTATTTAATTAATTATATACTCTTATTTCTATTGGATAATTATCTAACATACTATCTTCAGGTGTATAAGCAATTGAAGGGGAATATGACACAACAGAATTGCGAACTTCAAATGAATTGGAATTTTTCCACTCTACAGCTATAAATTTTTGAGCTTCAATCATAATCTTATAATTTAGTGTGAAGAATTTAATTGCATCAGGAAATGCTCCAACTAATGTTGCTCTATATATTCCAGCACTATCATAAGTCCAAACAATATCTCCAATAGTGTTTTCTAATATTATTGCAGTTGGCGGATTAAGTTTAACTTTTTGAGTTAATAAAGCAGTATACACTTTATATGGAGTAGTAGATTCTAAAAAATTTTCAACGGAAACAGCAAATCTTTGTGTAGGATTATTAGGATTAGAAATTTCAATTAATCTTGATTCATTAATTTCATTAAGTATAAGTATCCTATTCATAAAACAAATTTATTTAATTTTTATAATTCCGATATTTCCCTTTTTTAATGAACGTGTTCTTTCACACCATTCAAATCCTTCAGCACTTCCTTCGTCATTTGTATTACCTTCAATAGTATCAATAGTTGACATTTTATCAAAAGAAAAATCAGTAATACATCCAACATGAGAATATTTAAACTTTCCATTTGGAGTACATACAATAAACAAATCACCCTTATCAAATGCTCTCATTTCTACTTTTATTGGATCAATCCATCTTCCAGTACGTTTTGCTTCAATAACCATATCAGGAACACTCCAAGACCAAGGAACAATATTTCCAACAACAATACCACGCTTCTCCATTCTTTCCTTTTCTAAATGATAACAAGTAGAAACAGAACCAGCACACCATGCCGCCCAATCACCATCATGTCCATGCATAAAAGCACGAACCCAAGGACCACAATTTTGTCCTAATTCCCTAGGCGAAAAATCTAACATCAACTTCATCCTAGCTAAAGCCATAACACGAATATCATTCGACAAAGGAATCTCTGTATTAAAAGCTAACTCCATTGGTTGAACTAAACTTTTCCAAGTTAATTCATCACATTCACCAGTAGCTTTTAATCCTGACTCTTCTTGAAAAATCATCAACGCTTTTTTAGTAATACCACCAAAATCTTCATCTACTTCAATCTTTATCTTAATACCTTTATAATAACGATGAAGATTAATCCATTCTTGAATTCTTTTTACTGCCATTTTATTAGTCGAACCCTGAACAATAAGTCCAGGAAATTCAACCTCTATTAAATAGTGTTCATTTTTACTCATTATTTTTTATTTTTTTTCACTATTTTTTTTTCACGATTTTCTTCTTTTTTACTTTCAGTTTTCTCGTGTTTTTTCATAGCAGTTTTTGTAGAATATCTTTCTTCTGCTTTTGTTCCTTTATATTCGATAATTTTTTTCTTTGCCATAATTATTTAATTTTATTTAATACAATATTATTATATTCTTTAACTTTTTTAGATTTATTGAACAAAGAATTTAGCAATTAAATCTAATCCTTTAAAATTTTGTGGATTAATATAAACTTTTAAATAATCCGATTTTGGAACTTTATTAATTTGAAGAAAATTTAATTGTTCTAAAGCTTCTTTTAATTCATTTGAACAAATCTGTTCTTTACCATCAAGGTAAACAAACTTTTTTTGTTTTTGAGGAACCATTCCTTCTGGAGCATCAACAGGTAAAGAAATTTCAAATTCTTGAATAATATTGTTTCCTTTTTCGTCTTTTGCAACATACTTATTTATAATGTCATTTCTAAGTTTATCAGCTTTATTAATAAGCTCACTTAATGAACGACCAATACCCATAAACTTAGCATGCGTTTTTGTTTCAATACTTGTAATACTTGCAAGATAATCATCAAGCAAATTAAGACAGTTATAAGCTGTGCCAAAAGATATATTACAATCTTTAATTTCACGAGCAATTTTATCCATTGGATTTTCCACTGGAGTATTCATTTTTACAACTGGAGTTTCCTCAACAGTTTTTTTAGCTACTTCTAAAGTCGCAGCAACTTCCTCTTTTTCATTTACTTTTTCCATTGTTTATTATAATTTAATAGCATTCATATTATATCCAAAAACAGTAACAATATTACTAAAAGCAGATACTTTAATTACTAATGTTTCACCAGCAATTAAATCTAAAATTAACGAACCACTACCATTAGCATATTGAGAAGTTTCAGTATTAGCAGAACCATTAGAACCTCTTCCTGAACCATAATCAACAGGAGTACCAGAAGTTTTTCTAATTAATCCTCTAAATTCAGCAGTACCATCTAGTGTTACATTAATATTCCAATTAATCAAATACTTTCCATCTACAACAACAGTTAATAATCCGAAATTAGCAGTAGTACTAGCAGCAATACTACCACCTTCTTCAATATCAGCATAATCTTCAAGAAAAACATCAGCATCTAATGCTTCATTAATTTCAATTATACTGTCATTAATTTCAGTTATACTTATAGCAATACCTTCAAGTAATGAATCATTTTCACATAATGCTGTAGCATGAGCAAGAATAATATCATTTAATAAATTACCCGTTGACAAGTTTAATGCAGTATTATTTTCACAAATAAATTCTATTCCATCATATTTAATGTTTCCAGTAAAATGAGGATCACAATAATTCTCAACAATAGTTCTTGCTTTTATTTTTTTGCAGTCATTACAATTACCGCCACACTTACAAGCTCCCATATTATATAGCTTTTTTAATTATTTTTATAACTCCATTATTAAACGTAGCTCCACCAACACGATATCCATAAACAGCAATAACATCACCATCTGCACAAATAATTTCACTTACTAATAATGACATATTTATACTTAAATCATCAGTAGCCGAAACATTTTTAGCAACTCTTTCTGTTGCAGCAGAAATAGCTGTACCATTTTTTCGAACATTAATTTTTAATTCTGCAGAAGTTCCACCTGATAATGGTAATACACCATTAACCATATACCAAACTTCAAATGTTCCAGAACCATTTATTGGAACTGTATAAGTAGTATTTGGCATAACAGCAGCTGGATTATTTCCGGCAGAAGCAGACAAAGCATCTACTGCGTAAAGAACCTCTCTACTTAATCCGCACATTGTACCAAACATTGTTGCTAAAATATCATTTAAACTATCACATTCTCTTGCATAAACATCAGTTCCGCAAGTAAATTTAGTTCCATCAAATTTTATGTCTGAAGTAAAAATATTTTCACCTTCTCCACAACAATTAGAGTCTTTTTTAACTCCACTACTTGAACCACAACTAACACAACCCATATTAACAAGATTTAATTTTATTTAAAGCACAATTTACATTTTCTACTTCTGAACAAGATAAAGAAAAATTATTTAACAAATAAACATAATGGTCAACCATTAACATATCATCAATTTTTTGACGAACATCACGACCAATTTCTTCCCACGCAATTACAACACAACCAATATCTGTAAGCAAATCTTTTGCTTCAGAAAGAACATTGCTTTGTAAGGAAGGGCAACAATCTAATTCTAAATAACAAGTCATATCTCCAGTAAGAGTCCATTCTAAAGAATTACCTGTAAAAGTAACTGACATATTAAAATAAACTTTATACTCACCTGGACCAAAACTTCTTGTATCAATTACAACACGACTATCTTTTACTAAAAAAGTTGAAGCCACAACCTCTTTCCAACGGTCACAACATTTTTTATAAATAGTATAATTAATTGTATAAGAATCATTTGGAGTATCTAAAGCAATTTCACTAAGTTCAGTAAAATCAGTAATAATAATTGAATTACAATCTTTAGATTTTAACATTACACGAGGTTTCATTCTCTGCCAAAAAAAAGGATTTTTAACTCCTGTTGTTATGGTATAACGAGAACTTAATCCTGCCAAAGCAAAATAAGAATTAACCGGTGTATTATCTATAGTATATATCATTAGCAATCAATACAAAATCCAGTACATAAATCAGCAGCATCTTTTATTGTGTCATTTGCACAGGTATAATCACCCTCTAAAAACATTTCATTTGCAGTATCAATTTTGTTTCTAACATTAGCAATACGAATAGCTAAATCTTTATCTTGACAAGGACAATCTTTAGCAACTTTTAATAATAAAGCTTTGAAACAATTACGAACATTACAATCAAAAAAGAATTGCTTTGTTCTACGAGTAATTTCACCTTCTGCTCCATAAATAATATACGTTAATGAATAAACACCATCTGGCCATTTAGGATATCCAGTAGGACAAGTATTTCCATATAAATCTTGAAGAACCCAAGTATAACAACTAGCACAATCATCTCCAGTACCAGAAGTAACAGTAAAAATAGTTTGATCAGCAGTAACATCACCACTAACATAAATGTCAATCATTTTGTTATTGTTAAAAGTACCACCTTTAGTTGCTTGAATACGAACTTCTAAAGTATTTTCATTTAAAAAAGCAAACCATCCAGTGTACCACGCTTTTGAATTAATATCATCAACAAGAAATCTACTTAAATCTAATGAATTATATCCACTTGAAACATAAGCAGAACCAATGTTTAAACCATCTACTTTTACAAATATACCACCTAAAGTTCCAGTAAGAATAGTAAATAGACCATAAGCAGGTTGCGATAAAACAAATCCTGGATCTATATTTTGAAAAATAGTACCATCAGGAAATACCCAATGAAATTCAGTGCTTGTAACATCATATAATGTAGTATTTGTACCAACACCATAACCATCACAGCAATTCGCAAGACACGATGGATCGATTATACAAGTAGTATCACAAAACTCTACTTGGTCACAACAAGATCCAATTGCTAATTCAAAATTCAGTTCTAAAGCCATACAACAAATTTATTATTTTCAACCTTACATTCAACAAAATTAATATTTATTTTTCCTTAAAGACTGCATTATAAAAATCTTTAGTGTAATTCAATGGAGTAGCCGGTAATCCCGTTGAATTAGCTACAACACTACCCATTTTAAAGAAAGCCTTATCAAAATCACCATCATAGATATGACCAAGAGCATCAGCCGACCTACTTACCAACGTTTGAAAAGGATGTTCCAAGTTTGCTGTCCATGGTGCATTATCAATCCTCGATTGAATCATTCTCGATAGTTCACCTAATCCCCAAAATGTACCTAAGTTATTAGTAATTAAAGTCATTCTTGCAGAATCAAGCATTTCATCCTCATCATCAAACTTACCACGAAGCATACCTGAAAGTAAATCAATAGCCACTAAAGATAAACCAGTGTAAATAAATACATTAGTCATTGTTCCAAACATCCTCTTTCTATTTTCTTTTGAGGGATCCACCACAAAACGAATCATATCTTGCATCATAATGTTTGCAAGTTTACTTCTCGGTGAACCAAACATCGTAAAGATACGAGCAAGTGGATTGTTATAAGTTTCCAATTCAGAACGGCCCATCTCGTTATGAGTAGGTTGAGTCTTTTGAAATACTTCTTCAGATCTTCCCGCTATATGTTGCCAATATTCTTGACTTCCTGGAACAAGTTCAGGATGTAAGTCTTCCGTTTCATGCTTTACAGCTTCCCAAACAGAAGCCATCGTAACCGTATCCATGGTAATAATTCCAGCCATTAACCGCTTTTTCGAAACATAAATCTCGGTACCCGGAATTCTTATTTTATCATCACCCGATTGTTGATCGTTAAAAGCCTCACCCGCCTCACGGTTAATAACACCTAAAGTTCTTCGGGCCAAAGTAGGGCTATATTGAAAAATCTCTTTTATAGATGGATGATTTTCGTCATACTGCCATTCAACAGGAAGCATTGTTTTGCCATCTTTAACACCTGTATATTTCAAAGCCTTTATAACACCACCGGGTTTTATTCCAACCATTCCTCCAACTTTCCATCCAGCTTTTGCCAAATACTTTGCATCAATAGCAATCTTTGCTGCCATATATGAAAGTGGTTGCTTTAAAAGAACTGGAATGTTTGCTGACAAAGCCGACACAGCAAGGTTACTAGAAATCTTATTCATTGCATTTTCAAAATTCGATTCACCCTTTGAATTAAAAATGGTTGCCCCATTTTCTATTCTATTAAGTGTTCCTTCAATCTGGTCAAAATAAATACTCATAGTTTTATCATGAGCATATTTCTTTTTAAAAGTTTCTAAAAGTTTACGGTTGTTACTTATTTCAAGAGCATGTGTAGCATAAAGAATAGAACTATTTTTGTATGTATTAAAAACACTAGAAGCATCACCAATAAGAACAGCCTTATCACCACCTAAACGAGTTTTAGCAGAAGATAAACCCATTACTTTAGATTGACGTTGTTTTACATTTGAAGCTGCAGAACCAAAACTTACAGGAAAATAATTTGGCATCTTAGTCAAATCATAACCCATATCTTGAACATACGTTTTATTTACAGCATCATAAATAATATCTGTAGATTGATTTACTGATTCAATAATTTGTTTCATTACAGGATCAGCTTCAATTGATTCTTTTATAGTAATCAAATCTTCTTTACTTATTTTATAAGCAGTGGCTAAACTAACTTCACGTCCAGGAATAGCATCATTAAAATACATTCCATGTTTAACTAAAGCATCAGCTGGTGGTGGATTTCCATTTTTATCAGATGTTTGGCGAAGAATAAAATAAATATTTAATAATTCTTGATTAGTAAGTTTTACCATTTTTGGACCAGAACCATCATCCATCATTATTTCACGACCTACTAACTGGTCAATTTTTTTCTTACCTGAAGATATGTAACCCCAATCATCAAAGTTTTTAGGCTTATTGGTAATTATATTTAATTTTTCATCTACAATCTGTAGTAATGCATCCATTTTTCTTTGTGCATTATTAAATGCTCTAACAAAGAAATTAGTAAAAGCGGTATGTTCACCACCAGACATAAGCATAGATAGTGTTTCCTTGTTTATTTGCAATGCAATTAATGCAGATTCAGTCCACTTAGCAAAATTTTGTAGCCATTTATACTTTAATTTTTTATATGTTTCAGCCTTCTTTGTTTCGGTAGTTGAAAATTCAGAACCAATAGAATCATCAACATTTTTACGGTCAGTAATCTTTCCTTGATCGGTATAATACGATTGACTAATCTTAGCAGAATAAATCAATCGTTGTTGCATACGAATAAGCATATCGTAAACTTCAAGTTCTGGACCAGTAAGTTCAATTTCTTTATTGCCTTGTAATTTAAGAATGATATCATTTATTCTTTGGTTATCTAAAACATCAAAATATTTAATAACATCTTTCATTTCTTCAATAGAAAGACCATCAGCGTTACGATAAATACCATTTATTTTATCCGTTTCTAAAAGGTCAACCATTAATCTACGAGCTGTTAAACCAAGTAAATGTCTTTTATTAATATCATCAAATGCATCAGTTATTGGATCACCTAATTCTTTTGCTATTGAAAGACGAGCCATTTCAGGAGTGATTTGATTTGCTTGTTCCTCTTGAAAGTTCCCCATTGTATTAAAAGAACCATTAAAACGGCTTTTAATTTTCTGTATCCAATTTTTAGATTTAGTATTTGGATTTCCATTAGGAGTAACAGGAGTAGCCATAAAAGAAACTTCTCCAGTACCTACTGATTCAGGTCCTAATCTTTTTCCTTTAGCAAAAGCTTTAGCTAAATCTTTTTTAATATTTGGATGTCCAAATAATGAACGAACCATATCCCAAAACTCACCAAGAAAATTGGTAAAATTACTACTCATCTTTTGACCTAAATAGTACCGACCAATATAACGTACCAAATCTTCCTTGCCATAACGAGCAATAGCCTTCTGAACTAAAGGATGGTTCTGAAACATATCAATATAATGGTGAGCATATTCATGAGGCGGTACCTCCAACTTAGCATCATTCGCCCAAGCAACAGCAGAAATAAAAGCATCACGATAATGTAATCCTTGAATATTTTCACCTATAGGAACAAATAAACCATCGGGAGTAAGAATACCATTCTTCATGATTATTACCTCTGGGTACATTCTTTTAAGGTCGTCAATCATATCGTTTGCTATCTCAGGATGTGATTCTACAGTAGCTTTTGTAAGCCTACTAGGAACAACATTCTCTCCATCGATATCCGATTCTTCATGATAGTAACCAGCATCATCAGTTTTTATACCACGACCTTGAACTTTCATATCGCTAATCTGATCTTCTAATTGTTCAAGATTTGGAAATACATCTTCACTTCCATTTAGCTCTTGCCAAAGACCAATATGAGCAGCTACAACAACAGGATTAAGCCCAAGCTGTCTAGCCAAATCTGTTACCTCTTTACTATTATGATTTACACAACTCATATTATACATTTAAGTTCGTTATTTCTAACTTCTGAAGGCGAATTTACGAAATCTTGCATTGTCCAGCCACGTGCTATTAAACCTTTTGAATTTTCTGTCCACTGTTTATATGGATTTTGTTCAATCATTGCTTTAGCAAAAGTCATTTGTTCAGTAACTTCAGGTGCAGATTTAAGAACAGAATTTGTTTCAGTAGATTTAAGCGCTTCAATCAACATTGTTTTAGCTTTATCATAAATACCCGGATTAGTATGTTCTCTATTTCCAGCAACATTTAAAACCTGAATATTATTATTAACTAACCACTCAATTATTTCTTCTGCCGATTTAGGATTAACAAGTGCTTTTGGTTTACTATTTTGTGCGACATTTCCTAATGTTAATCTACCACCAGGAGAATCACTTTTACCAAACCAAATTGTTCCATCTGCTTCCTGAGAATTATCTATTGTTCTTTGATAATAAACATCATCATACGGCCCAAATTTACCTTCTCTTTTTGTAATTGAACCTTCTTTTAATCCATATTTTTTAGCTAATTCAGGACTAAATATTTTTTTATCTCCTTTTGTAGATTGTTGAAATTTAGCAGCAGCAGTACCTCCTGTTGGAATTCCTACTTCTAACGAAGCATCTAATCCAGCAACATCAACTCCAGTTTGTCCGCCAGAAATAATTTTTTTAACATTATGTTTCATAATTTCTTTTGGTTTAGTATCTTCCTTCATCAAATCATATTTAGTATAATTCTCTGTTTGTTCAAAACTTCCTTGGTCAATAGGTGAAATAGTAACTGGCATGGATTCAGTCAAAGAACCATTAGCATCACGTGGAGCCGATTCTAACCATGATTTAATCGCTTCCATGTTTACTTCATAAGCAAGCTTTTTACCATCAACAGTTAGATTAAATGAAGTTGGATTATTTGCATTGGCAAAATTAAAGAACGAACCATAGTCCATTGAAGATATTGTCTTTCCTACAAGTTCTAATAATTGCTCATTAGTATATTGACTACTTCCGAAATCTCTCATTTGAGTAGAATTCATTAATGACTTTAATCTAATGTTTCCTTTCGAATCAGCAAATTTATCGTAAACTTTCTTTTTCAATTTGAAATTATTCAACTTACCCTGTAAAGACAACATTACATTCTTCTTTAAAATAGGCATATTCTTAGCTAGAAAATTTTTACCAAAAGCATTTTTATCTTTTACCTTATTATGCTTAACAGTATTGTATTTCATAAATTTACTAAGGTCAATACCAATCTCAGTATTTTTTAAATCACGATAAGGAATCATATCAAACAATGTTCCTCTAGCATCTGAAGTACCATGACGTAAAACTTGATATTGTAATAATTCAAGTTGCACAGGCATTGGTAATTCAGAAAATGCCTTTTGAACCATTTCTCTATAAGATTGTGAAGCGGAATAATAATCATTCCTTGGCTTAATCAAAGTAATCTCCTCACCAGACTTATTTGTTTTCGTTTCTACCTGTAAAGATTGAATGAATAAATTATCCCCAATAGTTTTAATATCGGCTGGCAACGTTTCTAAAAACTCAATGTTTTTATTAAGTGCCGGAACTAATTCTTCATAAGCAATCTCACCTGAATTCTGCCATTCTAAAGCAATTCTTTTTAATTTACCAGTATCACTACTGCTTTCCTTAATAGCATTTGAAATCTCATTAAACCCAATATCTCCAGTAACCATTGGTTCACCAGATGAATTAAGAATATCAAATTCTTTACCCTTAGCCATCTTCTGAGCAATACCAACCATTGATGATACTCGATTAATAAACTGCTTACTATTTTCAATTGGCTTAGCTGAAATACCAAGAACTCTTTTTATTCTTTGGAATTCTTTATTCATGAACTTCTCGAAAAGAATGTTCAAAAAGACACGATCAATTTGTTTCTTGATTTTATCCTCTGGCATTTTAAAGTTAGCCTTAATCTCATTATGAATAGAATTTACCTCATCAATATTTGTGATAAATCTATTCTTGTATAAATCATTTTCAGCTTTTAGAACATTGTAATAATGATTGAATAATGGACGTTCAAAAAATGTTCCTGTATCAATCTTGGAATTTCCTTTTTTAATACTCTCCATTTTTTCAAACTTCTGACGAGCCTCGAAACTACTGTTAGGCAAACTACCATCCATTTGTACAATGGAAGATAAATCAAAAACATCAGAAGCAATAGCTTGTAATTCTACAAACTTTTTGATTATATCCAAATCCTTTTGTTCTTGACCAGAAATAAGTTCAGCTCGTTTAAATCCTTTCTTTCCATCAACAGTAACAGCATAAACATTATAACTTTTACCATTAAATTGATAAGTACCCGGAGGAAGACTATCAAATATAGGCTCAGTAAGTCCAGCCTCAAAAAGAACAGCTTTAGTTCTTTGATTACTGATATCCCTTCCTTCCATCTTTTTAACGTACTCTTCCAAAAGAGTTTTAGGAGATTTGCTATAATCAGTAGAATAAATATTATTCGATTCATCAACCAACTTCTGATATCTTACGATAGCTGGATCAGTTAAGAATCCAGTAATACTTTTGTTATCTACACCTAACTGCAAAAGCAAAGAAGCAACACCTAAATTATTTTGATTAACACCCATACCCAAAATGTACGGATCCTTAATCATATCAACAATAGCCTGAACGAACAAAGCCATATCCTTAAACTGCTTTCTTGTAAAATCAGAAAGATATTTATCTGTACTAAACTTTCTTTCCTTACCATCAAACTCGTAATTAAAGCCAATAGGTGCTTTTAATTTAGCTCCCACCTGAGAAAGTACATTCATCATCTTCATACCAACAGCAGCCACACCAATACCATCCTGAGCAAAGTTCATTTTAGACTGAGTGGTAGCCATATCAACAGGATTACTCACCGTATAAGAATTGTCATTATAAAGTTCAGCCTTTTCTAAGAACTCTTTAAATTCATTTGAATCAACAGATGTTTGTGCCTGTTCAATATATTCAGGTTTTGACATTTGATTTAAAAAGAAATCTACAATTTTATTTGCAGCAGAATCTTTTGTTGTACCTGATTTATCAATATCTCTACGATAAACAAAAGTTTTATCACCATCGTTATCTGCACCAGCTTTATCCATAAATTCTTTTGGAAGAATACATGTATTTGAATCGCCATCAATAAGGTATTTTACACGACCTCTAAATCCTGACATTGGACCAGAAGCTGGAACACGAACAACAGCAACATCACGAAGGGATGGATTGTTTCTTAAATTTTCCTCAGCCTCTTCACGAGTTTTTCCAAACATTGACCAAGGCATTCCTACTTCTGGAAATTCTTGCTTACCATCTACAGTTCTATACCATTTTAAATCGGCACTGTAGTTAGGAATGTTATGCAAATACTGTCCAGGAATTTCTAAACGAATACCATCACGATGTAATGATGAAGCTACCATTTGCTCCATAATATGTTTCATCTTAGGATGGTCAGCCGTATAAGCAAATTCATCATTTAATTCTGAAATCTTTTGATTAGCATCTTTGATTTGTTTTTCACTAGAATCTTTATTATTCTTTATTTCATAAGCATCATTCAATTGTGCTTGTATTGTTTCATTCCATTTAACAATCTCACGCATCAACTTAGTTATCTGAGAATCCTTTCTATCACCAGAATCATCAAGCATCTTCTTAATGAAATTTGTTTTACTGTTAAGGTCTTTGTATGTATCAGACTTAGAAATACCTTCTCCATTTGGAACACCAAGATTAGAAAGCAATGTTTCAACAATACTATTTTCAAAAGCAGTATTATCCTCATTGGTAGAAAAACTTTGAAGAATTTTTAATAACTGAGTAGAAGCAACAGACTTTTGTTTATCAATTTCTTTTTCAGAAATATTTTTAGTCATATTAAAAGGAATACGATAACCATTAAAATCAGTGGTCATTGATGATTTGTTTACAGCATCAAGGTTTCCATTATTTACATTGGTCATAAAATCATTTAAGGTCATGATATTTCCTTTGGAAACTTGTTGCGTTCCCTTCACAGCCTTACTATCTACAATCTTAATCTTTTGTTTCTTTCCTGTTTTTTGTTCAATCAAATTTTCAAGTTTAATAATAGCATCACCAATATTTTTATAATTAAATTCAGAATCGGTATCTCCATTTAATTCAGCTAAAGAAGTTGTATCTCCATTTCTGAAAGCATTCACCGAAGACATTTTTAAGAACAATGATTTACCGTCAGGCTGAACTTGAAAAACAACGTCCTTCATATTCAATCCAACTTTATCAAGTGAGCCTATTTTTTCTTTAATAAAATCAGCTAAGTAAGAACCATTGATTGACATTGAATCCGACAATCCCTGAGTATCTATTACGATAACCATTACATCTGGAACTTGCACTAAAGTACCATTACTTGTTGCACCACCGGCACGCTTGATTACATCAAATGTATTTTTATAATCAGCCATTTGCCCAATAAGAATATCGGTAGCATAAATACGATTGATAGTATCATTCAATAGGAAGTGTCCAATAATTTTCTCAATATTGGGAACAACCTTTCCATCAACAGTTTTCTTATAGTCAAGAGTTGAATGTTTATTCATGAACATAGCAGTAAACGTATGTTCCATGTTTGTGTTTTTCAAAATCTGTTTAATGGAATCAATAGCACTTTTTATTAAATCATTTCTACTATAAACTCCCTTATCGTAAGGGCTTAAAACTTTACCATCAACAACATCAAAAAGAGAAGTATTTTTAATCGTTTCAATAGTCTTCGCTTTGTCTTTTGATTTATCCAATAACTCCTGAAGGTTTGATTTGATATTATTCAATTCATTTTTTAATTGTTCATCAGTAGTATATCTTGTAGCTGAAACAGTGAACATCATATCACGATCAGCATTAATCATTGGATTTTGTTGATACTCGGTTTCAGAGCCAACAGAATAATTGATAAGTGCATTCAGCAACATATCTGTTTCTGTAAACTTACCATACTCCCTAGACTTATTCGTTTCAATATTCTCTACACCATCTAAAATTTGGTAACTAAACTTTCCATTAATAATCTTCTTAACCATTGGATTATTTTTGTACAGTTTATTTTTAAGCATTTCTGCTTGGTGCTTTAAATTCGTTCTTATCAAACGAGAGATGTCAGACAAATAATCACCTAATGAAATAGATGGTTTGTTTGCACCTGTAACACCGATAAATCCAGCCGACAATTCACTAATATTATCTGAAGCCTCAACAATACCTTTTATGTAAGAATGAATATCTGGTTTATCACCATTGTATCTATTTACATTCTTAACGGCACGAAGTATATCAGACATCATGTTTGTCTTTTTTTGAATAACCTGTCTTTTATATTCTATTGGATTAGTAGCTTTTAAATTAGCTGGAATTTTTCCAAGTAAATTATTATTGATATACTCAGGAGTAATCTTAATTTGACTACTTGCAAGGATATCATTTATTGCTTGAACAAACTCTTTAAAATTACTTTCTAAATAATCATAAACCTCTTCAGTTTGAGCATCAGTTAATCCATTCTTATCATAATATTTTAATGGTTCTAATTGCTCATCTTTCGGTAAAAATTTATCCTTTGGACGAATTTCCATGATACCATTATCTTTGATTAAAAAATATTTTTCTACTTTACTAATAACTTCATTAAAATATGTTTTAAAATCACTTTTGAATTCTTTTAGTTGATTCATTACATCGGTAACTGCACTTACAATCTTCTCATTCTTATTTTGAATTTTAGAAAATACACGAGGAAGCATTACAGTATCTTTAACTGTATCACCTTCTGAATATTCACCTGATTCAAGTTCAGCTTCATTAGGAGAACGAAAAATAACCGTTTCTTTATTTTCAATAATGTGAGCATTACTTTTTTCCTGAGCCAAAGAATGTAGTTCCGTAACAAATGATTGTCTAACATCAGGAGTACTTTCTAATTCTTTAAATAATTCAGATAAACGAACAGATTCAATACTTCCATTATTTCTAGCATCCTCATTAATCAATTCAACTAAATCATATCCCTGTTGGTTAATATCAGTGATGTATTTTGTAACATTATCCTTACCGATTAAATGACCTTCATCATCAACCAATGAATTAATAACAGAAGTGATAGTATCATTTAATGCTCTTAATCTTTTTACAGCACTAGCACTATCTTTTGCAATTATATCTTTACCATCTTCATCAAACTTAATCTCAGTATTTGAATTTGCTATATTAGTTGCAGCACGAGAAAGTCTTTCATTAACTTGTGGATTAGTTGATATGAATGCCATATTAAAAGCATTCTGGTCTTTTACCTCATCACCAGTAGGAACATAATTTATATTATTAAAACCTTGAATTGTTCCTTTTGGATCATCCTTAAATTCTCTTTCGAAAGTTCTTCTAAGTTCAGATAAAGCAAAAAGATAATATACACTTGGATCACGAGGATTAATATCTTGTCCTAAATAATCATTGTTATACATCATTTCAATTCTACGAAGCATCATACTATTTACACCAACATCCATTAAAGATTTTTGGTCAGTATTAATACGCATCTCTGCATTTGTTCCAGCCAATCTTCCAATAGGAACATTGATTGACTGATTAGCAAAAGTCATTGAATCAGAAAGTAACTTTACAAAATCAGGAGCAAGCGTTTTAGGAAATAAAGCTTTTACTTTAGTCCAAAATCTAGATAACCAATCCATAAACTTACCAAGTCTACCATTATTAAAATTACGTGTTAAAGAATCAAGAGAAGTTTCAGCGATAGCTTGTACCAACGCTTCTGTTAGTTGCTCTTCACGAGTTTTATCGGGATAGGTTTCTTTTGCCCACTGGTCATAAAGAGTTCCTTCAACGGCTTTTAATCCAGCTTTAACCCATGGATGATTTTTACCTAATAATTCTACAAAAACGTGAGCATACTCATGAATAATTGTAGATTGTCTAGCGTTTTTTGGATCAATTTCAATTATTCCTTCAATTAAACGACCAAGAACTCTTGGCCCACCATTACGAAGCATTTCATTTAATGTACGAACAGGAACACCTGGAAATATTTTTTGAAAATGTTTAACAATACGTCCGTACAATTCAGGATTTTCAGAAATAAGAGAATCAACTGTTGAGTTTGGAGTATATGTTCGTTGCTCTTTACTCTTACGAGGTTTTCTTGATTTAACAGGAACTTTTTTATTCGGCTTGATTAACTTTTTAAGTTTTTCATCCGAAGGGAACATGTCTAATTGACCAGAAGGTTCTTCTACTTTTTGTTCTTCAATTGGGGGTTCTTCTGTGTATTTATTTACTAGATGTTTATCATAATCTTGATAAATAACTTGCTGAAGATCTTTTTTTATTTCTTGAAGTTGTTCTTCGTTATATGCTATAAAACGGTAAGCTTTACTACCATAACCAAATACTCCAATTTTATTAGCAAAGTTTAATAAATCTTTTTGTAATTTTTTAGGAAATAATCTTAATTTATTTAGCCTCTTTGCATCTTTAATAGCACTATCAATAACTTCATCTAATTCTTTAAGTAATTTTTTACCTTCTTCAGTAACCGACTCTGATGTTAATTCTTCAAATTTAAGTGGTTGAAGTTCTTGTTCATCTTTTTCAACCTGTTCATTATTTTCAGTCTGTTGATTTTTTAAATCTTTACCTTTTTTCCAATTTTCTAGTATTTTAAAAAAATCAATTTTATTATTTCTCCAAACAGCTTTTACAAGAGTAGTACCTTGTTGTTTCATGTAATCAGAAACAGACTGTTCATCTATTCCCCAATTATCAACAATATCTTTTATATCATCTAGTAATAAGTTTTCTTTACCATCTCTATCTAAATTAGTATTTGAAAAATTATCTATAGTTTCAGATACTTCTTCAGATTGTATAATATCATTAATCTCTGATGCAAATGATTCGCCTTCATCTTCGTCTTCTTCAATATCTTCAAGTCTTCCCTTGTCAGGACTTATTCCCATTTTTTCTTGCAAAGCAATTTCCTTTTCAAACTCTGCTATTTTAGCATCTGTTTCAGGGCTTTTTTTACCTTGCTTCATTAATTCAATTTCAGCTTTTAGTTCATTTATTGGACGAACCATTGCTTGTTTCACTCTTCGTTTCTTAGGCTTAGAAAATGATTCACGTTTTTTAGAAATCTTTTCCATTAACTCAGGAGTATATAAATTTTCCTTTGTTGACTGGTCAGTAATAGCATCAAGTTCTTTTTCAGAAACAGCTTTGTCAACTAAATCAGAATATTTATTTTTAGGAGCAACATTTTTTTTCTTATCTCTCCTTGTTTTTTCTTCTTTAGCCTGAGAAAGAAAAAAATCTTCCTCTGAAGTACGATTTTTAGTTTCAGACAATTTTTTAATTGCCATATCAAGTGATGAATCGGAAGCATCTTTATAAGAATTATTTTTTTCTTCCCACTTTTCAATCGATTCTTTACTTGCTTTTTTAAATGGAATATTTTTTATTCCAGCTTTTTTATATGCAAGATAACGATGATGTCCATCAACAATATGTTGTTTACCATCATTGGTTTCAATTGTTTCAATTGATTCAATTTCTTTTCCCGCTTTAATTGATTCTACAATTTCATCAACAATCTTTTCATCCTTTGTTTTTAAATCTTCAGTAGGAACAAAATTTTCTATTGGAGCAGTAGTAACTTTTGGTTCAGCTTTCTTTTGTTTTGCATCATTCCATTCTTTCTCTGCCGTTGGCATATCATCATACATTTCAGCTAAAGTATCGTAAGATTCACCATATTTAGCTTCAAGTTCTTTTTTACCTTTTTCTTTTTGAGCTTCATCAGTTTGGTCAACAACACTTTTCTTTACATCATTCATCACATCTTCAAAGTTGTTGTCATCAACAAACTTTTTAGAAACCTTCTGTCCTTTTATAGTAACAGATTCATCAGCACTCATTGTTCCTTGGGCTTTCTGTCCTTTTGGTTGTGGAGCAATCTTCTCTGAACGTAATTTCGCAGCATCTTTATTATATGCTAAGCTTTCCAATTCAGTAGCTAATTGTTCTGAAGTAACTTTATTCTTTGCAACTTTTTCGTACAAACGAATATAACCATTCATTTTTTTATCGAACTCTTCACGATTACCAGTAGCCTTACCTTTTTCAATAATCGTTTCCATCTCACCACTTAATTGAGCAGTGATAGCTTTTGCTTTATCTTCACGAACCTTATATGATTTTGTTAAAACAGGATTATCAACAAGCATTCGTGCTCCCTGTAATTCCTCTGTTTTTTTAATTGTATTATCAGTTTGATATAATTGATACAATTGATAATTTGAAATACCATCCATTAAAGGAATTCCTTTAGTAGAAACAGCAAACTTATACATATCATCAATGTATGAATTTATTTTTAAAGCCTCCTCCTGAGTATAATCCCCACTAGCTTGACTTTTTAAAACCATTCCTTTTAATGCAGCAACATTTTTAGAAGATCCTTTTTCAACATCAGTTTTTACAATGTTATATGCTGATTCTCCTTGAATTCCACGACCTAAAAGTTTTGCATTAAAAAATGTTCCACCACCGCCCATAGAACCTCCAACAAGTCCACCAATCAAACCTCCTTCAACAGCTTTTAAAAACGTATCCCAAGAACCAATACCTGGACCTTGAAATTTATTTTTTTCATTTGCTAAAGTAGCATTCCACATTTCTTTTGCACCTTCTTCAATATAAGTTTGTGCAAATTCTTGTGTACCTTCAACAGCCATACCTTCAAAAATTTTTGGACCATAAGCCCTCATTTTATTAGCATAACCTTTTAATGAAACAGGAATTGTATTAGTTAATGTTTCTGCAGTAAGACCTTTTTTTGAAGCTTCAAGTAAAGTTTCACGAACTGATTCTCTAGCGGCTTTTTGAGAAATAGGTTTTGAAATAGTATTACCAATCCATTCTAAACCTACAACTTCAGTTGTAGAAATTAATCCAGCAACAGACATTGCATATCTCATTGCATCACCAGGTTCAATTCCAGCGGCTCTTGCTTCATCATAAACCATTGGGTACATTTGAGCAGTACCTGTCATAAATCCACCAACACGAGTACTCCATTTAGAAGTATTTACAGCTTTATTTACAACATCTAATGCTCTTACTCCTTGCCCCGCTTTTGCTATTGCAGAAGCACCACCAGCTAATTTACTAGCTGCACCACCACCAAGCATTATTGTAGCAACAGTACCAATACCATTACCAAATCCGGCCCATAATCCAGCTAATCCTCCACCACCAAAAACACCTTTTTGACCAGCATCAGAATAATTTATTTCTAATCCATCAGCCCACTTATCTACATTGTTTACCCATTTATCAGCCCAACTACCTTCACCAGCACCAGACATTAATCCTATAGCACCCGGAAGAGCAGTAATACCTTCTACAGCTTGTACACCAGCATTGTAAAAGCCACTCATAAAATCCATTAAACCACCTTGATTATTTAAACCACGTTCTTGAACAAAATCTTCTGAAAAACCAAATTGCATTCCTGGCATTTCTCTTTGAATAACATCACGCATAGCCATAAGCTCTACGTCATTGCTAATCATATTTTGATTCATTTGTTGTTCAACACGAGCTTGCTCAGGACTTGTTTTTAATCCTTGATAATATGTGCCAGTATTTAATACTGGTAAATTATTTTCATTTTGTTCTATCATTGTCCTTTTCCTGTTTCAATTAAACCTTGAGTAGTATTATTTGCATTCATAGTACCATTATTATAATAATCTCCTACCATTTGTTGTTGTTGTATATTGCCTATACTTGCAGCAGTATATTCATGTTTAGAATTAATAAGATTTCTTTTCTTATTAATACCTTGAACAGAAGATGCATCATTTAAAAATTCAGTAATAGGTACATAAATTTTACCTGTATAAACACCACCACCAATATTTGTATTTGTATATGTAAATCCTCTATTTTGACCTTCTGTAGAAATATAATCTACACCTAAAGTAGAAGTTGAAATTCCTTCATGATGTGTGTCATCATCACCAATAGTAGTTAATTCAACACAAGGTTGTCCATTTATTTTTACATAACGAGTATAATCTAAAACATAAAGAGCATTTACAGCTGAAGGATCAACTTTTTCTCCATTTTGAAAGAAATAAGTTTTATTTGGATCTGCTTTATATTTTTGTCCAGCAGGAACAGAACCATCAGAATCTTCAGTTGCAGGATTTAAACCAATCATTACATCAATTAATTTATTTGTTTTCATATCGGGTTCAATAGGCCGTACTTCTCCATCAGACATTTGAAGTAATGAAGTAGCCCATTGATTGCCCATTTGATTTTCCTGACTTGCAGCCATATCAGCTCTCATTTTTTGCTCAACAGTCATTCTACTTGTAGTAGCATTCATACGACCTGTTTGAGCATTATAAACATTTAAATTATAATCACCCATATCTTTTGCTCCCCATCTCCAAACTTCACCACCTTGATCAATAACATTTGTATAATTTTTTGATAATTGTGTAGCTTGTTCTTTACTTGCTCCTTTACCAATAGCTACTTCATAAATTTGTGAAGCAGTTACAATATTGTCTTTAGAGTAAGGATTAGTATGGTCTTTCATTGTTGCTTTAAAATCCATCATGCTTACATCAACAGGTTTTTCTGCACCACTAAATTGTAACTGGTCAATCTTACCTTCTTTAAACATTTTATATTGGTCTTCAAAACTTACTTGTTTAGGAACAACTTTTTTTTCTCCAGTAATAGGATCGACAACTTCCGATTCCATCATTAAAGGTTTTACATACATTCCTTTACTAGATGCATCCAAAAATAAACCAAGGTTCATTTTGTTATTAATTGCATTTTTAACTTCTTTTGATTGTAATACAGAATTACGATAATCAGATAAATCTGAAATACCACCTACATTAACATATCTTTTTAAATCACCATTGTATTTAGCAACACCGGCATAAATCTTTTTGCGAGCATCAGCTTCAATAGTTTTAACTCTATCTTGGTCTTCAGCAAGAACATCCATGTTCGCAAGAGTATCGAACATTTCAGTCATACGAGCTTCAGTTTCTTGACGTTGCTTTAAATCATTATCTAAAGCGGCACGATGTCTTTCTAAAGCCTGAGTATTAACTTGTTGGTCAGCACGTTTTGATTGCCAATCATCTTTATATCTAAGTGCGGAATAAAGTCCAAAATCTGCCATAATTAATTTTATTAACTTCTTGTTTTTTTATTCGATTGATTTAATTTTTTTCCCATCCTTTTTCGTATTGTTCACTTACTCGTTTTTTTACTTCATTATCTAAAGCCTTTAATAACCTTTCTTCTTTACGTTTAGGATATTTTTTAGCAATAATATCAGCTATATCTTTTTTGTGATAATCTGTCTTTATTATTCCCTGATAAACTTTTTCTTTAATATAATTATCCGTCTTGTCAGTCCTTTTACCTAAATCAAGTTCTACATCTCTTTCTTTTTTTAAATCTTTTACTGATTTTTTAATATCAGCATCAGTTTTATCATTAACAACAGGGATTTCAGAATCTTTAATTACTTCTGAATTATCATCAGTTCCTATATCAGTTCCTAATTCTTTATTTAACCAATCATATGTAGGTGAATTTTCACCAGAACCAATAAATTCATCATTTTCATTAAATTGTGTGTCAGCCCACGTTTCTTGTTCGGCCACTAATTTATCTAATAATTCCTTACGCTTTTCTTTTACTGAATTAATCTTTGCTTTTGTTATTAAATTTGCTTCTTCATTGTCTGAATTTGCCATTTGAGAATTAAGGTCAGCAATTTGCGTATCTAATTTTTGAGTAATCATTTCTTTTGATTTCGTAAACTGTGAAGTATTTACAACTGAACTATAAATAGGTTCACCTTTTTGAGCCATTGCTTTTATTTGGTCAACATTCATACCATTAGCAAATGGTCCTGTTTCAGATTGTGAAGCAATTTGTTCAGGAGTCATTGCAGTCATTGAACTTTGACCAACAATTTTTGTTCCATCAGGACTTAATTCTTGACTTGTTATATTATTAATAATTCCAGAATTATATTCATTCATTGATTCGGGAGAATATAATTGCTCGTTAGCTTTTTCAGGTAATGGTTTATAATTTGAACCTTCTGCAGTAATTACAGAAGCAGAATTTGCTCTATCTAATTCTTGTTGGTTTTTTGTGATTTCATCTTCTATAAATCTAGCTGAACGATCACGCATATTTGCTGAAGCATCTTTTAATGCTTGATTATCTAAAGCAACATTTTCAGTTAAATACTTTTGATATTCATACATTTGAGAACCTTTACCATAAGCATTTTCAAATTGATTTCTATCACCAATATTTGTTAAAGCATCAGCAACAAGTCCAGCACCCGCTGTCTTGTCCATCATTGCTTGATTATAAGTATTTTGAAATTGATTTACATTTATTTCTTCATTAGCACTAGCAGCAGTTGCAAATTGACTCCAATTTTGATTACGCATTAAAGCATCTTGTGCTGCAATTTTCATATTTCCTTCTTGGAAAGTATTAGCAGCACGACCAAGATTAGCCATAGCATTACCAGCTGAACCACCCGCAAGACGATGAATATTTTTTACATCGTAAGCATATCCAAGTTCGTTTTGTGATTGATAATAATCTTTTACTTGTGGAAGCATACCCATATCTTTACGAGCAGTAGCATCATTAATATATTTTTGAAACTCATCTGTTTGTTTATATGTAGGAAGTTCTTTATTTGCCCCTTTCATACCAATAACTACACGAGCTAAATCCATACCATAACCAAGAGCATCACGCTTTGGTTGTGCATCTGGAGCATATTCAAATTCTTTTTCTTTATAATTTTTTAAAGTGTCAAGAGTAGCTTTATCTTCATCAATCTTTTTTTGAAGTGCTTCTTTATCGGTAGGTTTATTTTTAAATATTACTTCACCACCTTCAGTATAAGTCATGTCATTAGCAATACCTTTTTCATCAACAACAACAGAAGTATTTGGTCCACCAACAGGTTCAGCAGTTCCAGGAGTAGTAGTAGAAACCCTAACAGAAGCACTTCCACTACTACTTGTGCCATCAGGATTTTGTCCATTAGCATAATTTGAATTACCATCTACTCCTTTTATTTCTTTAGACCAATTATCAAATTGTTTTTTTAAATCTTGATATCCAATAGGACCTTCCCAATCAAAATTAGTTTTATTTGTTTCATTAATAAAAGTTTGATGTTCATTAATAGTAGATTCAATTTTTTGTCGTTCAGGATCATCAGGCTTTAAAGTAGCCATTTTAACTTTTAATTTTTTAATTTCTTTTTCACTATTGTTTTTTTGATTTTCTTCAAACTTTGTTTTTATAGGAATAAAAAAATCATTATTAAGATCATTAAAAATAGCTTCTTTTTCTTCGCCTGAAGCTAAATCTAAATTCATAATAGATTGCATAGCTTCAATATCCGCATCAGTTACTTTTTCAGTATTAATTTTTTCATTTACATATTTAGCTTCTTCTTTATAAATTTTATTAAATCTTGCATTTTCACCTGAATGATAACTTAATGATCCATCTTTATCTCTAGGAATTTTATAATGATGGTCGGTATCATCACTAAAAATATATCCACCATAACCAATAGGAACAAATTGACTGTCTTTGTCAATTTTATATTGCTTAATTGTTCCATCAATTAATTTAACCTTTATATTTTTTGTTTTACCATCATCATTTATTTTTTCAGATAATAATTCTGTTTTATTTGTATTACTCATAGTTTTATTATTTTCTAATCCTCTTGAATGAACAATTGGTTTATTTTCTACAACAGTTACAAGTTTATTTTTTTCAGCAGAAGGAATATCAGTAAGTTTTTTTGATTCTGGTTCAGGTTTTGACTCAGTAACTATTTTATCAGCAGTTTTAGTTTCTATTTCTTTATTAGCATTAGTTACTTCTTTATTAGCAGTAGTCTTTGAATTATTTACAATGTCAGAATTAACTTTTAAATCTCCCGCAAATTTACCATACTTTTCAGCATTTGATTGAAAAGCTTCATTACCAGTTGAATTGACACTTTTAACTGTGCCATCAACAGTTTTCATTATTTCATTTACAGTATTAACACCACTATTTTCACCTTTTTGTTGATAAAGAGCATCCTTATCAATATCATTTGTGATAGACCAAACATATTTAGCTTTGCTTACATAATTAGGGTCAGTAGCATAACCACCCGCATGTATTAATGTTATTTGTTCTTCAGCGTTTTTTGCTTTTAATGATTTAGCATAATTAGGACTTGTAGTAATTAAATTAACATAACTATCTAATGAATCTTCAAATGAATTATTAGTTATAAAACTAGCATTTTCAGTGCCCATTTTACCATTTTTAAATTCTTTTGTAGATTGAATTTGGCCTTTACCTTTAATACCAAAAAAATTATTTCCAGGAGCGTATTGACCCCAGCCAGTTTCAATAGCCATTTGTGCCATTACTGTTTCAGGATAAATACCTGTTCCATTTACCCTTTTTGCTACAATTGGGTAATACTTTTTATAAAACTCTTTAGGGCTTAACTTAGGCATATTATAAATAATTATCTGTTTGTGCAATCGTATTATTTGCAGTGAGATTTTTTAACTCTCTGTCATCTTCTTTCAAAAAACTGTCACTAGCAACAATACTATTTCCAATCGCACCAAAAATATTTCCAGACATCATATTTCCAATAGCATCTTTTGCTCCTGTATTTCCAGTAACTTTTTCATTCAATTTATTTAACTCACCTTTTAATCCAGCTTCATCACCAAGCAAACGAGAAATAAAACTTGTCTTCGGATCAACACCTAAATCTCCTGTTAATTTTTCAGCACCTCCAAGAATAGCATTAAATCCAGATTTTGCTTCTGCACCACCACCAAGCAATTTAGTAATTGCAGAACTACCTTTACTAAGTAAATTTGCTCCTGGAACAGTAGCTTTAGCAACTTGAAAAGCAAGTGCAGCTTTTGACCATCCCATAGCTGAAGCTTCATCTTGTGTTGCTTTCAAAATATCTTTAGATGTTCCATCAGCTACACCAGTAGCAATACGATGACGCATACCAGCACCCGCACCAATAGGATTCATGGCAAGTAATTTTCCCCAACCATTTTGTTCTCCTAAAGCATTGTAACCAAGTAAAGCCATCATACCCTTACCTTGACCCATTTTGGTTTGAGTAAGATTATCATATCTCTGTTGCTTACTTAATTGTTGATTATCTTCAAATAAAGCCATAAAAATTTATTTTTTGTTTGAAATTCTAAACTCACTTGTTAATGAACTGATTGTTGCTTTAATGTTTTGCAAGTTACTAATACTTAATGAAACCTCCATACTTTTACCAACCATACGATCAGTTTGTGTTTTTGTACGGTAAGGCATCCAAGCAATTCCTTCACGATATTGTTTTCTAGTGTCACCAAAATATGTAATATAATAACCCTGATTTTCAGTATACATTTCTACTTTACCCATTATTATATCAGTATTTTTATTGCAATTTAATCGCATTACATCAAAAACTTTTGAAACATCACCTGCTTCATTAATAACGGGATTAACAAAAGCACGATAAAGTTCACCATTCCAAAAATTACCAACATCACCGTGATTCATATAAAACATATCGTTATTGGTTACATCATAAAATGAAGTAGCATATAAAGCATTTTTATGCCAAAAGAAAAATGATGGTCTTACTGGTTGAATAGAAGATACAAAATTTCCTTCTTCGTTATAAGTTATACCCATAAAAATAGAATGACCTTCTAAACGAATAACCGAAGCCATTTGCCAAGGTTCATCTATTTTATTTCTAAAAAAACGATAGTAACCAGTAGAAGTTAATGTTCCAATTAATGTAACTACACCTAATGAATTCATTGTATAAACTTCTAAATCTTTATCAGCAATAAATTTTATATAAAACTGAAACAAATCTAAATAACCATAAATAGTATTTCCTTCTGGTAAATACATTCCATTACCAGGAGTAATAAAAGTATCTACAGTAAGCATAATACATTGACCATTCCAAAGAATATGATGCCTATAAAGACTATTTGAATCAGAAAGATTATTTGTAAGAGTAAATGCTTGATTTTCTATAAAAGTAAGGTCAGCAGAAAATGACCATCCAACTTCACCATTATCATAATCAATATATCCTAATATTCCGTTGCCTTCATATGGACTATCAATACCTTGAAATTGAGGTAAAATATATTGAGAAAAATCATTTAATTTTTTTTCTTTACTAATATCTAAAATCCCATCCTGAGCAAATCTAAAAAATGATTTAAGATTTACATCAATCCAATAAAAAGCTTTTGAACTAGAAATAATACTCCACTGATGCTGACAACCATAATCAGTAGTAATATAATCAATACCATCTAATCTATCTCCAACACCTGTACTTAACGTTCCGGCTACTGCACCTTCAATCATTGCTCTATCAGAAGCACGAAGTCTTCCAACAGCACTTTCTTGAAGTGAATAAATTTGATTAAACAAAGAAGCCGAACCCATAATATGTCCATACACACCTTCAGCATCTCTAAAATCATTTACTTGAAATCTTCTAAAAACATCGGTTGTATCTCCATAAATTTTTGGTAATGTATATCTCCATCGTGCAGGATATTTATCTGATAAAACATAAGATGGATCTAAAACTCCTAAAAGCCAAACAACATCTTTATAAAGTAATACAGAATTTAAATTAAATTCTTCAATGAGTTCTGAATTACCTGAATAATGAAATAAACCATCAGGCCAATTAGGAACACTTGATCCGTTCCATTCACGTTTAGGTCTTGCTCCAGCATGTGTATAAATTGGATCACCAGATGTTGCAGCCTGTCGCATTGAATGAATAAATTCAGATTCTAAAGGAAAAACAACACCATAAGAAACGTCATTATTATCAATCTCATCTTCTTTTGAATACTCAGGATAAATTCGCATAAACCCAATATAATCTAAATAGCAATCACCACCCCAAAACTCACAATTATCATAAACATATCCAGCCGGATCGGAAAAAGATGGATTATTAACAGGAATAAAATGACCTACATTATAAAAAATAGAATTTACTAATGCTGTAATATTTTGTCCACCATAAGGATTTGAATTATCTCTAACATAGTTTACAATTTGATAAGCACATGCAGAAGTATTTCCAGCACCATCATCAGCAAAATTAAACATATGTCCATTTGGACTTGCTCCCCAATTTCCTGTTTGAATAAACAATGTATTCCATTTACCGGCACCATAAAGATTATCTGTTCCAGCAGCATATTTATAATGATCAAAAATCTCAATACTATTTTTAATATTTAATCCTGGAGAATAATTAGAAACTTCTCCATTTATTCCTACAACAAAAATATTTGACATGTCTGTTTGGTCACCATAAGCTGGATATCCATTTGCATAATCAGCAACATCAAGATATGTATTTTTTGTACGATAAAGTTTTTGTAAAGATTGTTGACCAACTCCAGGATCTGTATCAGTAAAATAAACAGAATAATCTGGACTATCACCTTGCCAAGCACTACCAACAATTCTTAATCTATCTGATGTTTGAAGTTTAGGAATACGACTTGAATCAAAATCACAGTCTGGAGCGTATAGATTAAATAAATTAGGTCGAGAATAAAATCTATCACCATGCGCACCAGCTCTTCCAATAAAACAGTTTACATCATAAAAATCAGAACCTGATATTTGCCAACGTTGATGATAAGAAGCAAATGGACGTGAATCAGAACCATCACGATGAGTAGGATAAACTAATCCTTGAACTAAAATAGTTTTATCTCTTTCACAAACAGCAAACATAAATCCACTTATTTTTGATTGATAAGCAGAAAGGTCAATTCCTGATACTTTTAATCCTAATAAACGAATAAATGATGCTTCATTATCTAATTCATCATCGCCATCTAATACTGTATCTTCACCAGTATAATCAACATCACCATAACTATTTGTTGGCCACGCTCTATTAGAAGCGGTTCCCGAAAAAGAAACTGTACTATTATCTTCACGTATTCTAATCCAAGAATAATCATCTTGATATTGTTCTGGAAAAGAAAAATCACAAAGATGATAAGCAGAAGTAGGAAATCCTTTTAAATCAAATGCAATAATACATAATCGATATGTTTCTCCACGAAAATTTCCACCATAAAGGTTTACTACTTGTGTACCTTTATAATTTACATAATCATCATTTATGATATACGTTTCCGTTTGTCCATCATAAAGATTTTTAGTGGTTGTTCCTGTTCTTGTTGATTGATTTGTTACTGGTGGAGAAGTAATACTTCCTTCCTGTGTATGTAAAGGATAATCTGTAGGAACTCTGTCATCTGAACGCATTTGTTTAAAATAAGGTTCAATAACAAGATTTTGAAAAATTAATTCAGGATCAAGAAATAAATTTGTTTCAGCAACATTTCCAGCATATAATACTTGGTCTTTAATTTCTATTGTTTTTGCTTTTAAAGTAATAAATAATTCTTTAAACTCTTGATAAGAAAAAGGAGTTCCAACATTACCTGAATGGTCAAATTCCATATTATCACTAGTAATTTGTGTTTTTAAAAAAACCTTTGCTTCAGTAGGAGTAGAGTTTGTTTCTAAAAACAAATAAGCAACTTCTATATAATCATATCTTTGATCTATTCCTTTTACTTGAATTCTATTACCTTTATTTGTAGCTAAACCAGAACCTTCCATTTCATAAAGATTCCAATCACTATTATTTTGTTGGTCAGAAGTAATAAAAATAAATTTTGTTAAAGGAACAAATGGAGTTACATATCCTACATTTAAACCAAGTCTATAAGAATACTGATAAACACCAGAAAGTAAACCACCATTTATTGTTTGAACATACTTAACTAATCCCATTCGAAAATTAGCATTTACGTTCATACTATGTACAGAAGCACTTTCTAAAGTATAAGCATTTACATCTGTTCTTGGACCAATAGATGAATCATAAGAAAGTGTAATTGATCGCAATTCATTACTATCAGTAGCAACACCATCACACCAATAACAACGGATAGCATTTTCTGTTTCCCAAACTATTTTTGCTTTAATACCATTAGTAGTATCAAATTCTAATAATTCATTATTTACATCATTTACATCATTAAATAATGTACGATAAATACCATAACCAAACTTATCTAATGAAACCATTCCTATTTCGGAATTGGTACCTACATTTGATTTTAAAAATAAAATAACAAAATTGGCTTCAGCAACCCAACCAATAGGAAGATAACGGTCAGTATCATTTCCATTATCAGGATTAATAGTAAAACCTACAACATTACCATATTGATTTTCCCAAGAATAGGTTTTATCAACATTTGTAATTATACGTCCGTTATAAGAAATACGTGCAGAATCTTTAGATTGGAACATTTTATCCAAGTCCATCTGCATACCGCCAGTAAATAAGTTTTTTGTTTCAGCCATTAGAAATTATTTTTATTTGGTAATGGAAGTAATTGCATGTGTTGATTAGCAAGATATTTATATTCATTAGCATCTGGCATTTCATCATTACCACGAGCCTGTCCACATTCCCAAGTCCAATCACGGTCAAGTTGAACAATGACATACTGTGGAATTTTTCCTGAAATAAAATCTCTATACTTATACATATAAATTAAATATGTTGAAACAGCTTTAATATGATTATTTTTAACCATTGGCCATCCATCTTCATCTAAATAAATTCCCATATAAGAAATACCTACTTTACCATTTTCAATAGTATTAAAAAAAATTTTATTATTTATTATTGAATAAACAGCATTACTACCACCAAAAACATTTAGTTTTCCTGTAGCTTGATTATTTAAATTAACGGCAGAACGATTAGCAAGATTATTTGAACCTTTAGCTGGAACAATAGATGGTGTATCATCACACGTATCACAATCATCACCTTCTCTTGGAGCAACTCTTCTTTGAATAACTAAATTAGAAATCGTTCCAGTAATAGAAGTTGTTGAACTAAGCAAATTAAAATTAACTGTAGCATCACGACCTGTAATTATTAATCGTGAAACCATTGTATCAGCAATAGCTGAATACGGAAGTAATATTGCATTTACTTGTGCTGCAAAATCTGTTAAAATATCAGGAGTTGTTTCACCACCAACAACTAAATGCTGAAAGCTATTTGTAACTAAATTACCACAATCATTATTTGTAATAGTTAGAATAATTAAATCTCCAACTAAAAACACTCCTGAAAAAACGTAGGCAATAGAGCCAACCTGTCCAGGATTACATACAATCTTATTACCGGAAAGATATCTTTCAGGAGTGGTAACAACTGGAGAACTTTTAGCTTTATTAAACATTCTAAAATCACGTTTGGTTACATCCAAATATGTTTCGCCAATCTTTAATGCATTTAAATAAATAAAGTTATCAGGAACACAAGCTTGATAATCTTCAACTTCTAATTCACATTCAAATCTTTTATATGTATCACTAGATCCAATTTTTGTTTCAGCTTCATAAGCCCAACGAGCAAAATCTTCCAATACCTCATTTGGATTTTCTAATTGAAGTAAAGTCATTGCAGCATCAATAGCCGAATAAATACTTACATGTTGTTGTGAATTTAAACTCATAAATTATTTTTGTTGAGGTGCGTATTGTTGATTTCCATCCATTGTAATATCTAAATATTCTTTACCTAATTCAACTTGCTTCATAATTAATTTTTTAATTCTTGGAGCAGTTTTAAATTTAAAGTTTCGAAACTTTTTAGAGCATGAAAGGAATAAAAAAGTAAATCTGTAATCGTACTTACTCATATCAATACCAATAGGTAAATAATGAGTACACAATGTCTTTACGGGTAAGCAAAAGTTTTTTGCAAATAACCGAACTGGTTCATTATTCTCAATAGAATATTTCATTCCATTTAAATAGTAATAATGAATAATCTTTGAAAATTCATCTTGACTTAAAACATAACCATCTTGTGTCGTAAGCATTTTATTTGCTCGACAATAATCATAGATGTCTTTCATCTTAAATTGTCTAGGTATCTTCCCGGCCATCGTTTATTTCGTCAGTTTTTGAAGATTGAACAATAGTTAATTCTCTTGGGAAAATTTTATCTACAATTTTTTGATAAACATCAAGTGACAATGGATAAGCGTCAGTCATTGGATTAAAACATGTAGGGGTACATCCTTCAGTTGAATAATTATAAGCATCTTTTGGTTGCTCTGCAATTAAACGAATATTAATATATTTTGTTTTTTTAAATTCATTTTTAAACATTACATACAATGTATTACCAATAAGAAATGAACGATTAACGTTTTTACCAAAATGTGTTTTTTCACGAAAAAAAACATGATTAGCTTTACTTACAATAATTGGATTTTGTTTATTTATAAAACCAACCCAAAGAGCAGGACTATTTCCACTATCCATAACAGGAACAGGAATTTTTACTTTTTTAATATTGCATCCCCATTTTAATAATTCGCTACAATTTTGATCAGTCATATCCACTTCAGTAAGTGGAACAACTCCTAAGTCTTGTTGAAAAATTGCATCAATTGATAAATTCTTCAACATCATTTCTTTTAGAATAGAAGCACGATAATACCGAATCCAAAATTCAATCTGTCGAGGATTTAATTTGTTATCATCCGAATTACCTTGCCCCGCCTTTGGACTATTACGGATATTATAAATAAAACTATTAAGACTTTCCATAAATTAAAAATTAGCAAGTAAGCAAATATAAAAATAAAGGTCGGGATTTCTCCCGACCAGTTACATATTTTAAATAAAAAGTTTTAATTAAAGTGCGTTAATTAATGCAGCTAAAGCATTACCTTCTCCAGCATCACCATACCAAACAAGTTCCATACTTTTACCATCAACCGTTCCATCGGTAAAGTTTTGGTCAGCACTTGGGTTGTATTGAATTACTACAACATCGAATGTTGAGTTAGTAATTAAGTCAGCACTAATACCATCTACAATAGCTTGAGCTGGAGTTCCTGAAGAAACTGTTCCAGCATTAGTTACTGCATAAGCAATAGTTCCTGCAGTAGAATCAGCATATACATAACCAACCATACTATTTTTTAACGTCTGGTTTGCAGTGATTGTAAGAACACCCGCAGCATTTACAGCAGTATAAGGAGCTAATGTATCAGCATTAATTAATCCTTCAACAGCATTAGCAATTGCAGTTACATTATTACCTGCAATAACAGTATACTGATATTGTTTTCTCCAAATTTGACGGCTTTCACTATTATCAACAATAGTTACTTTTACAACATCGCCAGCAGCGTATGTTCCCGCAAAAGTTACTTCAATTTCACGAGCAGTACCCGCATCATAAACATGTGAAACAGCACCCAAAAGAGAATCTGAAGAAACTACAAATGAAGGTGATAAATCAACTTTTCCACTAGCTAAAGCTGGTGTGTGCCCTTGGGCAAGAATCGCTCTGCGATTTGGTCCAATATTAATTCCCATAAGAATTTTTTATTTTTTTGATTTTGAAAATTATGTGTTAGCAGTTTTAATTTCGTTCATTTGAACTTGATAATTTGGATCTTTAATAGTACCTAACATTTTACGAACAGCGATATTTACAATCTCATTATGAGTAGCTAAAGGTAAATCACAATTTACATTATTAGTTGGATTTGTTTCATCATTTAAAACCGTTACCGGTAATTTAAGATAAACTAAATCAGCACTAACAAAATTTGTTATTCCTTTTATATCTATAATATCAACTGTTCCATTATTATTTGTTAAATAAATAGGATTTTCATTATCCGGAACATTAAATGGATCCCGTTGGCTTTCGTTATAATCATCCCATTTCATGGGTTTTACAGGTGCCGACCTTTGGTTATCGCATATATCAGTATAACTTGCAGACAAAGCAAGAATGTACATAAAACTAGGAACATTGATATTATTCAATGTAATTATAGGAACAGTAAAAGACTTTTTACGAACCAATGAAACAAGGTCTTCACGTCTTTTTTCATTAAGTTCAAATTGAGCATACCTTTCTTTAGTGAATTCGACAATAGCCTCATTCAAATAAAAATCTTTTTGAGTTGAATTAAACCAAGGATTACCTGGTTTATCCATTAACTCATCACAAGCGGTATGCATTTGAATTATAGTCATTACTCTTCAGTTTTAGCAAGTTCTTTTTTATTAGCCTCTAGTTTTAACTTCATATCCTTAACCTTTTTATGGAATGCCGGAACTGATTTAATTTTCAATGAATGACCATACATTTCGATAGCCATTTCAAGGTTCCCCTCGACAACAGCCTCTTCTGCAAGTTTAACATATTCCAATCTTTCAGCTTCTTCATCAGAATTTACAACTAATGAAGATACAGGTTGCGGAGCTAACGCTACTGCTACTGGCACAATTGCTTGAGTATTTTTAATACCGAGTTGCGTATTGATTGATGGTATTAAATCTGAATTTATTTTAAGCCAATTAATAGCTTGTTCTTGGTTAATACCAATTCGTTCATTATTAAAAAACCATAATCCTTGTGCTTCACGAATAATCTTACTTTCCTTTGCCATAAAGAAAACTTCTTTATAAACTTTATCAGGAGATTCATACTCTTCCAATACTTTAGCTGGATTCTTACGAACAGCATCATATACCAATTTCTTGATAATGGCTTCGCTAGAAGCAACGTTTACTGGAATAGCAAGTAATCGAGCAAACATAAAAAGCTTTTGACCTTTTAGTTCACTAATAATCCCTCTAACTTTTCCTTCTAAGTCCATTTTCTCAACATCTTCAATTGCTTGAGCATGAATATTTACAGGAAGAAAAACAGGAGTGTTAGATTTACAATAAACTATATGATCTTTTACATGAAGATATTCTAAGCAGTCATTGATTTTTGAAAAACTCAATATCTTTTTCTTATTATATCTTGTTGTTTTTGGATTACCATGTTCATCATAAAATTGACGAAAAATACCATCATGATCGGTATAATCTCTAACTACAATTGTTCCCACACGCTTCGGATTGACCAGGCGGATTTCCGCCTGACCAGTTTCCGGAAGCATTATTAATTCCTGATAAACTTTAGTCGGCAATAAATCTTTTAATGCCTGACTAATTACTCTTTCTTTCTCCATAACTTTTCTTTTTCTTTTTTAGTTTATATTCAATTTACTTTTAAGCCATTACAAGCATACCGCAAGACAATGGGTTTCTGATGATGTAACCACCTTCAGTCAAATACTCACATTTAAATGAGTCACTTGAATTGGCAGACATCATTGTTTTTTGGTCAAATGGATTTACCATACCTGCAATATACTTACAGATATATCCTCTTGACATTCCTTCAGCACCTTTAACAAGACGCTCGATGTTTGATTCACCACCAACCATATCAAAGTTCATGAATACCATACGGAAAGATTCCTTTGGTAAACCTGAATTTGCATCGATATTGTTTCCGTGAATGTTTGGATCATCAAAGATTGGAGCATCAACCAATGTCATACTAACACCAAAAGCATTGTATGAACTAAAGTTTACACCAATATTCATTTCCTTACCAACAGCAGCATTGTAAATCATATTTCCGTTAGTCATAACAAATGCTTTCATAGCATTAGCAAAAGCTACACGTCCACCAGATCCAGTGTATACTAACCAATGTTGACCTTTTTTACCAGTATTTAAAAACAATTGCATCAAGAAATCTTGAATACGTTGTTCAGTTAATATACCATTATATGTATCAATATTTGCAGAGTCAATCTGACGAAGTAAACCATCACCTTTAATGATTGGACGACCATTAGTATCGAACATTGTTGGATTACCATTAGAATCCATTGTAGAAATTGAATACCAAGCATCTAATTCTTTTTCGTAACGGAAATCATCTTCAGCAATCATTTGATCAGTGAAATACCATAAACGGCTTCCAGCATTTTCAATCCAAGTTACATCAGTCAATGCAGAACCAGAAATACTTCTAGCCTTACGATTGATACCAATGTAATTTGTATACCAGTCTGGATAAACGTGGTTTTCGTATCCTTTTTCAGAAGACTCAGTAAATGCAGTACCAATTTTACCAACAGTAATACCAGCTAAAAGAGCTGCAGCTGCAACAGCTGAAGTTCCAATAATTGATGAATCTTGAAGTTTGTAAGTATAGGTATATCCTCCCGCAGAAGCTACAGGTAATCCGATAATAACACCTTGGTTACCATCAGCAAATCTAATTACGTCATTTGGATTAAAATAATTCTCTTCAAATTCAACAGTTGCTGAAGCATGTGCTGAACCATCACCAGAAGAAGTTCCAGTACAAGTCGATGGACGATTTGTACGACCTAATATTGGCCAAGAGAATTTTACATCACCGATTAATTTTTCTTTTGCAAAACGACCTGTTCCTTCGGTAAAATAGGCAACAGAGTATTGTGGAAATTGACGAGTTAATTTACGCTCGATCTCAGGAAATTTCAAGAGATTCGTCACTAGAGCATTACTTTCCATGGTTTCATTACCATAAGAACCTTTGTATGTACGCATTTTAATTTGGTTTTTGATTAAACATTTTAATTTAATCGGCTACCTAAAATACAATCTTTTAATCTTCTCCTACAAACCTTCTTGGATCAAAAGCACCTTTGCTTGTTGAAACATTTAATTTGTTTACTCCTGGCATTTCTACATTTTTTAGAGTATTCAAAAGTTTGGCAGTAGCAGAGTTTTCTCCACGACTTTTTAATATTTGCTTTATCACATTTTTATTACGATAGATGAAAGCTATTTCAGCTAACTCTGATTCGTTTGCAGTAATCTCTCTCAGGAATTTACCACTTGTGATGTATTCATAATGTGAACCTTGAAATTTTTTAAGGTCAGAATCATTTTTAGCCACTTTAATATCAAACATCGTTTGAGTATTTTCTAAATGACTTTTTAGTTTCTCTTTAGAATACATTAAATCTTTATCGTTCATTGAACTCGATTCTTTGTACTCTTCCTTTTTTTTATTTTCTAGTTCACCAACGTATCCGTTGATTCCATTACGCAATTTTCTAGCTTCGATAACAAGAACACCACTGTTTTCCATTTTTTCAACAGCAATTTCAGCATCTTCTTCATTCATACCATTAAGGACTAAATCCTTAATCATCAAAGCGTCATCTTTCAATTTAAGAACTTCATTTAATTTTAAAATCTGTTCGTCAAATTTAGAAGGAGTAGTCTTCATACGAAGTTCCTCATTCTCTTGTTTTAACTTTTTAATAGCCTCAACAGTTTTTTCGATTGGTTCATTTTCTTCAACTCCAAGTTCAGTATAAATTTCTTTTGAAATAACTGGCTTTTGGTTATTTGAATTTTTATTTTCAGAATTACCGTTTTGTTCAACTTCTAATCGAACAGTTTTTTGTTCATCAGTTTCATCATTATTATTGGATCTTTTATTTTCATCAAACCCTTTTTCATCTTCATCGGCTGAATCACTAAAATCACTCCATGTCAAAGAACCATCATTATCGGTATTTTCAGTTTCTCTATTATCGGTTTTAGAATTATCTTCTTCACCTTTATTATTAACTTCACTACCATTATTTGCATCGATATTATTTTCAATATCTACATCTTCTTCAGCAAACTTTTTTGCTAATTCAATGTTCATTTCATTTTCATTTGCCATAACTTTTCTTTTTCTTTAATACAAATATATATAATTATTTCTTTGCAGTACTTTTTGTAGGGGTTTTTTTATCGGGTGCTGGTTTGTTTTTACTATCCATCATCTTCTCACGCTCAGACTGAATCTTTAAATTTGTTTCTTCAATCTTTGTACGATTTTTCATATCCGTAGTTTCTTTTGCTCCACGCATTAACTGGTCATTACTAATAGCCCTACCTTCACTCATAATATGAGCAACTTCAATTTTGGTTTTAGAATCCATATCTATATCGTACTTTTTCAACTCATTAGCCTGACCAGTAAGTTCATTTGATTGTTTAATCAATTCATTCTTTTGTTGCTCAATTTGAGTTTGTTGTGCTTGAACTTGTTTGAATCCATTTGTAATAATATTTTCAATTTCAGTAGCAGAACTGGCACGAACAGAACGAATAGCACTTGAAGGATCAATAGCACCTGAATTAGCATATTGCATAATTAAAGCAGCCATAGTTTTTCTATCTGAAAGTTCCTTTGCATTGTTTTTTACAAAAATACCGTACTCATCTTTAGCAATTGATTTATCAATATGAAATGTTTCCATGCCGGTATCTCCAAAAACATTAACCATACGACCTTCATTACCCCAACAAAAAGGCATAATATTAGCACACGCTTGTAAAACATCACCAACAACCTTATAATGTATTTCATATAAAGGAGCAGTAATTAATGTAGATTGCATTACATTTCTTTCATTTACACCAACCAAATCTCCAGACTTATTTATTCCTGATCGTGCAGCACTAATACCTGTCATTCTATCTGCTGTATCATTTAATAATGCAAGAAGGTTCATTAACTGTTGAACACTATTTGACAAAGTAAAATCTACAGATTGAAATTGGTTAAAACCATTTCCTCCATACTTATTACCTTCTTGTTTACTATTAATAAGGATAAGTCCTGAGTTCTTGGCATGATAAAAAACATCTTCTAAAGGAATCTTCTCAGGCTTTTGACTTACATCATAAACAACCGACTTACCACCCGAAGCAGCTAAAGCCTTTTCAATATGATACCAAACAATGTTTGTCATCAATTGAACATTTTTTAATGCATCAACTGGCGATAATGTAACACTTGTAAAATTATTTTTAATACATCCGTAATAATCTAAAGTTGTATGTTGATAGTTTTCTTCTGGACGAAATTGATTTGGTTTTCTACCCCAATTAAGTAATAATTCATGACCAATAAGAATACCTTGTCGAACATCTGAACAACCATACTCACGAATATCTTCACCTTTCTTACCGTCATAATCATCTTCCATCATTTTATAAAATGGAGTTTCTTCGTCATAAGGATTTTTAGAAACCTTATATTTCATCATCTTAATTGAACGCCATTGAAGTTCAGTAACGCAAACAGATAATACACCACCATCATCAAAACGATAAAAATCAAAACCAAATCCTAAATCGTCAAAATATGAACGGTCACGTGTTGATAAATCTTCAAGCCATTCAACCTGTTTCTTGTCTAATTTAAATCTATCAAGAATTTCATTAATTGCATAGTATCTTCTATGTCCAGCAAGTGAAGCATTTTGAATAAATTCTGATTCAGAATCTTTATCCCAAATCATATTTCTAGGGTCAATCCTTTCAACATAAGGATCACCATTTTTTATATAAACTTTATAAAATTCTTTTGAGCAAATAGAAAGGTCATAAAAACCTCTTTTAAAAATATGGTCAAGACTATATTTTTGAACTAAAAATTTTAATCCTACATTAACATTTACCTCAACAGCATCTCTAAATTTCATATTGGAAAATTCTTCAATATCTTTTGGAATTTCTTCACCAACATCTTCATCTTCCATTGGCACACCAAGTAGTTCTTCCATCTCTCTTCGTATAGGACGAAGCAATGTTTCTACAGCGACACCAATCTTTTTTTCATTTTTTCTTGCAATAGCATTTCTATTAGTAACATTTACTGTCCACTCTAAACCTTGTGAAAGTAATTCTCCAGCAAGTAATTCTAATCTTGGAGCAATTACCGGCCAATTAACTAATCGTGCAGGAGCAGTAATTCCATAAGTGTCGGTCATGTATTGAAATTGCTTATGGTCAAAAATACCATCTACTAATTGGTAATTTTCATGGTCTTTAATATTTTCATTTCTAAAAACACCATAATCATGATGATAATTTATAGTTGCAAGAATACAATCACGATGAAATTGTTCATCTTTTTTATTCTCTGGTATTGACTGTCTAGGAAAAATCATAAGTTATAATTTAATGTTGGTGGCTTAGAGCCAGATTTATTCATTCCCACATAAGTAATTTTACCTGAATCTTTATCCCTATGGAAACCAAATAATGATTCTTCTTTTTCTTCTTTTACAGGCTTAGCAATAAGCTTAATCATGTCCATATCGTGCATCAAACATAATCCAAAAGCCATTGCTTCATCCGTATTCTTTGTCCCAAATTTAGCTAATTCATGCAAAAGTGACACAAAAAAAATATTATCGCAATAATCTCGCACATATTCTGCAATTAAATCTACTAAAAGACTTTTTTGGTATTCCGACATATTAACTCCATATCGATTTGTTGGCTTTGCATAGGGAGCATCTGAAGATAATGGTCGTTCTTTTAAGTATCTTAACGCTTCTTTTTTATTAAACCATCCTAAAAAATAATCATCTGTATTTTCTACAAGTATTTGAGTATCAAAGTAAACAGCTAGTTTATAACAATTTTCACAAAACGTATCTTTTGAAGCAGGTCGGTCCAAATACTTTGCTACAGGAATATTTCCAACTGTATTTACACCTAAGAACCTACGGTACACATACATACAACCTTTTGAACGGTATTTATTATCATTTGAACCTTTTTCTTCAAACTCATCATTTATATTGTAACTATCAACACCTGCTACGTGAGCAAATTGATAACCATCCAACGGAAGTGGTGGATCTAAAAGTTCAAAACAACCATTATCATCAAAAATAAATTCAGGTTTAGCACCAACAACACTTTTACCTTCTTTTGTTCTGGGCCATTCTAACCTACCACGAACAACCTTTCGGGAAGAAGTATCGGTAAGTATATAAGCTTTTTGATTATTAATTTTATCAAGGTCAAAAGGAGTATTACCAAGTGATACAAAAGCATCTTCCATGCTAAGTGGCATCTCTTGTTTAAAAGTATAGTACGCAAGTTTATCACCTTTTTTTTCAGCCAAACGTTTTTCAATATCTTTTGTTGCACCAGCAACATCTGACTTTCCTGTACTCATATCAAAGAACCCGACATAAGCTTTTGAAGCTGGAATAAATATTGGTTTTAAATTATACTTTTTGGCATCATAAAGCATATCTTGAAAATCCCTATGTTCATGGGAAATCTGATTTGAAGTACCACCAATAATTGGAATACCAAACTGTTTAGAACCTTCACGAAAACATTCTTCAGAGTTGAGGTAAATTTTTTTAAGCTTTGAAACCTCACCACCCTCTTCAATAAACATCCATTTTAATGAAAGTCCACGAAAACAGTTTTCATCTTTTGCTATACGAAAGTGCATTTCTGATTGTAATCCTTTTGGAACCCATTCACCTTCAATTTTTTCTTTATAACCAGATATTAAAGAACCATCTTCTGCTTTTGAATAAGATTTTAATTTAAAGTATGGATCTATTTTATTGTAAGCTTTCATGACCTTGGCACGAAAGTCCATTACATAATCTTCTTTTTCGGAAGCTACTGCAGAAACACTATTTGGAAAAAATGACCATTCATGAAGTAATAGTCCAGCATTATTAAAAGAAAAACCTTTACGTCTTGCTTTTAAAACAATAAGACCGTAAGCTCCTTTTTCAGCTTCTTCAATTTCACAATAATATTCGTGATCTTGGTCACGATAAAAAGGATGACCTACTTTTTTACGATTTGTTTTTGGATCAAAAGTATCAATACTGCAAAAATTTAAATAAAAATAGTAAGCTCCCGACATTCTAGTACCTCCATTTGGAGTATATCCATTTATACATCGGTCATACTGTTCACTCCACCAATTCATATAATCAGCAGAACCCTTACGTAAAGAATAACGAAGAGGATCATGAACAGCTGGGCTATATTTTTCTGCTAGTATCAGACTTTCATTGTTTTTTCTTTCTTTCTAAGTTTTTCCTCTTGATATGATAATGCTTCCTCTTCTTTACCATGTATCTGTACACCTTTTTCTAAACTGGCAATAATTCGTTTTTCTAATTTCTCTCTTGATTCAGCAGCTTTTTCCATTTTAATTGCCATATCGTTTACTTCGTCTAGATTTTTTGCATCAACTTTAATCCCTCGAAATATTTTTGTAATCTCATTCATCTTATCAGTCATTGCCCAATACTGGTCAAGCAATGGATCGTATTGTAACTTACGATATTCTTCACGTGCAAGATTAACTTTTGGATTACGCATATATCCTGTTTCACCATCTAATAAATTTTCACAGGCTTGTTTTTCACGTTCCTCTGTTGGTAATTTTCGATATATAGATTTATAATCTTCAACGGCTACTATCCAACGAACCATTCGTGAACCCATATTCTTGTCTTTATAAACAGCAAAAAGTTTTGGAGCAAGTGCAATTGACTTATCCAATAAGAATACATTTCCATCATTCTCAATATCTACTAAAGTCCCAAACATGGTTCTTGTTCATCAGTTATTAAACCAGTTTTATTTTTTGGTGTTGCACCAAAATCAAAAAAAACCATTCTCATACGTGTTCCCAAATAAAAAAAATAATGAGGCTTACGTCTTTTAATACGAGAAAATCTTCTATGTTTTTCAATAGAAGATTCACCGTTTGCTTTTGCACTAATACGATAAGAAATCATCAATAAGGAGATTTCATTTTACGAGGACCTTTAACTGGTGTAAGTTTTTTCACCGATTTTGTTTTCTTTATTCCCTTAACTTCTTTTACGGGCTTTATTTTCTTTTGTGGCATAATATTAATTTTAAATTAAACGTGATTATACATACGAGGAATTCTTAACTCCCTCAATAAATTTACGACTAACACTTCTGCATCCATTTCATGGCGAAATCTATTCTCCATAATCTTTTTGCATATAGCGGTAATCTCTTCAGGAATGGAATAACCTACAACGGCTTTCCAATGACCTGTCTTTTGACAATGATAATATAAACGATCATTGCATCTAGCGCCTTTATTCTCGCTAAAAATTTCTACGGTGTAATTGTTTTGTGACATAATTTATTTTACTCTCATTGCAAATATATATAAAAAAATAATACCTTTGACACTTCGGCAAATCCTTCAGCTTTCTTTTAAGCTACCCACGACGGATTAACGCTTCTCTCGCATCTAACCCTCGGTAACGGGGGTTCGGTGTTTAATAACATATCCTATGCAGAAACCAATAGTTATTATTTGTGATCTCCAAGTTTCATACTACAAGGAGAACAAAACGAACAAAAAGCCCGAAATACTAAAAGAGGTTTTTAAAAAAGAATCGATAACGGTCTGGGATGATATCCAAACAATACCCGGAACATTAATCGAAGCATATAAAAAAAGATTTGGGAAAGAGATTTCAGATAAAACTATTGTTACCGAAATACAAATTATAAACTTCCACCAATCATTCGGTCCAGTTAATTATATTCCAAAAGAAGGTTGGCAAACATATAAATAAATAATTATGAAAATAAATCTAATAATCTTTATCGCTATTTCATCAACAGCAGTATTTGCCTTAACAGGTTATTTCTGCATCTATCCACTAATTCTTAAAAACCAAAACTAATTTTCTATAAAACAAAAAATCCAGAAGATATTTCTACCCCCCGGACTTCTTGCAAAACATAAAACATTGTTCGATTTTAAGACAAAGAAAGAACTATTCCAAAGATAATAATTAATCCTTACCTACAACACCCCTCTTCCAACCAATCGCATTATCTTCCGTATCTACATCGTCAATCCTTACCATAATCCTCGTATTACTTACCCAACTCAAAAACCATCCATAATACTTCGTATCTCCTTCATAACGGTAAATCCTTTCTCCACCTTCCATATCCTTCAATTCACTATTCAATAACGCATGGGCTGTCTCCTCATCCATATTCTCGTACATCAAATACCCCTGATCTATAAACTCCCTACCCCTATCACTAATCTGAAACCTTACCTTATAATATCCCCCCTCCACATTCATCTCCCTTTCTACCACCCCCACCATAACATCAGATTCACCTAATCGTACAACTAATCCATAACTCATACTACCAAACGTAAAAACCTTCCTTACATTCATCTTCTCAATATCATCCCTCATTACCCCCCTCCTCAATAATCCACTAAATACCTTATCAAGCAACCTGGACTCAACATCCAAATACTCCTTTACAATTTGCTCAAACATTTCTATCCTCTCCATATTCAAAAAATTATATAACTAACCCCCTATTGCGTAAGCTTTACAGTACAAACACCCCCCACTATAGTACTGAAAATTATATTTGTGATACCCCGGTACGGAGGTTATCACTAAAAAACCCCGATAATAAAATCAAAATGGAAACAGGGTGGCATCAATTCATCAAAAATTTTTTCATTTTGGAAAAAATATCGTCTAATAATGATAAATTCTAATCATTTTTGACGATTATGTAGAACTAATTCTAATTATATCAATCAATCTATTACTTGTGAGGT